AAAGCCTTATTGCGCAATGGCGATAGGAAGATGAAGCCGCCCTCAAATAGGTCTCTCACAAGCTAGAAGAGCTTAAGACCTAATCAGAAGCCCGCAAGCCTCTGGTGTACACCTCAGCCTGGAAGAAACTGAACAAAGAATGCCCATCTACGGTGAGCATTTCCAAAGAAGTCTGGGCTAGATATGCACTTGCCTTGCAGGATTGATGAAAGATTGACTTCGTCCCTATCACCGATGCCGATATTGTAAAACTGGACCCCCGGTGGTGAAGATAGACTTACGATAAGACTGCCTATGTCACCGCCTCTTCCCCTTTCTTGAAAGGGTTGATTGGAGCAGACACTGGAAAAGGGTATGTTTTCAACATGCCCTCTGATGGAGAAAACTGCTCTTGTTATGCCGGATATCTGGCATACAGGTTTAGGCTGCCTAGGACGGAACTCGCAGAACATGAGAGACTAGATTAGATAAAGAACGACCTAGTCACTCTCTCAATCCAATAGCAAAGAATTTGAGAACACCTACAGAACGTGGGAGCCGACTTTGCTTTCTTCTAATCACTGAACATCTATGATGTCGTTAAGACAGGTTTCTAAGTGACCTACATCGCATGGGAAGAATTCTAGGAATGAATCGATTAGGTTTTAGAACTCGGTGAGTCGAAGAATTATCCACCCTTGTGACCTATTATGATCTCAGGAAGAATAGGAGACGACGATGCAGAAAAAGCAACCTTTGAGGCATGTGAGAAGAGATTTAGACATGCCTTCCTATTCGTCCCATGAACAGGACACAAGCCCCCATAGACATACAATGTCTACATGGATGAAGTCATCTCTAACCCAGAGGCTATGCACGCCCTTAGTGATTTCATCCCCTGCGGAAAGCTGTGCACGATCTGCTACCCTGAGCACCATGACACTCTTGATAAATAGATCGTTGATATTGCTGACTCAGATATAGAAGATGAAGAGCCAGAAGAACATTTTGCACGGACCTTCCCTGAAGAGAGAGACCCTGAGACTGCACTTCGAAAAGCTTTTGTGAAAGAAGTTGAAGAGTAGAAGATAGATTTATGTAAAGGAGGTTTCTCTCGAGCCAAGTTCTCTAAGAGATACATAACGAACACAGGGAATCTTAAAGAATTTTGGGCCAAAAATGGCGCCATTTGCTCTCTATTGCAAATCCCATCGACGAACTCGAAAGGAGAACTTCGGCGAATCACTCCACTTGAATTCGCTCGAGTCAAAGAGTATTTGAGACAATTTTGAGCTGATAATGCAAACAAATCTGCTTTCCCACAGATGTTTAAGAAAATTTAGGCTCAAACTAAATTCGTTGACTCGCTCGACCATTGTAAAAATATGGAGAGGAGTGAGAAAGCAGCTCTCTTAGTTGATCAATTAAAAATGAGAGCTGCTTGACATGTCTCCAAGCTGAAAAGCGATGTAGCCTACATAAGGAGACAGAATCAAAGGACAACCATGAGATTATTGAACTGACTCTTCAAGTTGGAAGAAGAAGACATTACACCAACAAAAGCGTGGACCTAGATGCTTGGAATGGTGTATGTTCAACAGGGTATGTATGAGCCTATCAATTACCCACCTGAAGTCTACGACTCATTGAGTATACCTAAAGTCATCTGAGAATCGTTGTCCAATTGATTCCCTCACCTGGACCCTCGGCTAATCAAGACAGGTATGGTCTAGGTTGAGAAAGGCCTCTACACACCTTGGATCACAGTAGCGACCGCCGAAAACCTTGCCCTCAAGATTCAGGCATAGCTCAAGAATAGTGCCCCTAAAGCCTGTGAGAAAGTCTTTACGAACGGGTGGGTCAATAAGAGCAATCTTTCAGATGCCCAAATTTTTGACCTTTATAATACCAGACCTCAGTAGATGAATGGAGTTTCTGAGAAGAAGAATAAATTCCAGATGCAAGACGGTTAGATTGAAGCACAAACCTCTAACTAAGTCAGTGCCGTCTGGGCAAAGACTCTCACTTTGATGGGTATTATCTACAGTGCCGTTGAATACACAGTCCAAGGTAGATCTTCTGGATGTCATGATTCTTTAAGATCTGCAGCAGATAAGTGCCTAGCTTGATTGCTCAATTCATCCTGATTTAGAGGAGATGTTATCGATGTAGGATCCAAGTACATGTAGATGAACAAGCTCCTTGACATGAAGAATCATGGAATTAGAGTCGCCAATCAAGCACAGCTTCCCGCGAGATGGAATTGGAATGGAAATGACCTCGAGAATCCTTATTGGGAGGTAGACCCTGGAAGAGCTCTCCCCCAATTTGATCCTAATTATCCAGTTAGGTTCTACGTGAGACCCACCGATTCAGTGTATGATGGTACCTACTACCGATCAAACGAGCTTGTCACCGTCTCAAAAGACTAAGCTGGAAGCAACTTAGCATACTAAGCCCTCATTTATCACGGCACTATTCAACAATTCTGCATGGAGCCTTTCATTCTGAACCATCCCACCTTCATCTTTAATGACAGTCACTATTACATGGATAGAACAGTTTTTAGACACCCCGTTATCGCTGGTTCTTAAGTGCTTATATCGGGCATGGAATACACTATGTTTGAAGGTGACTATCTGTATCCTTAATTTGAAGGGAAATTCTCTGTGTTTTCAAGAGGAGATTTGTAGTACGTTGTGTCAAGTCCTAACGGTAGTGGATGTGCCTACGAACACCCCAACGTGCAGATTCTTGGAGACAAAGAACTTGTGGTCGATCTTGGATGGTTCCAATACTTCAACTGGAGAGGCCTTGGCTCGTAACTTGACCTTGTTTTGCCA